TGTCTCGTGTTCGTTGTCGATTCACACAGACGCATCCCCCCCGTTTGTCTAGTGTGCGTATTGTCGGACGCGTCTGCTGTGTCGACGCGACAGGTCCGGCCCAGTGCCCTTTCGATCATCCCCGGCCCGCGCTCTGCGCGCGCCGGCTCCGCAGCCAGTCACGCAACCACTGCGGGAGCTTGGTGTTGTAGGGCACCTTCTTCAGATGCTCCGGGGCGGGCCGCAATCCCGCCCCGGAGCATCTGAAGAAGGTGCCCTACAACACCAAGCTCCCGCAGTGGTTGCGTGACTGGCTGACGGAGCCGGAGCGCGAAGAGAGCGGGCCGGTGATGATCGAAAGGGCACTGTGCCGGATGTACAAGCTGAAGCCGCCGGCAGAGTGATGAAGACGCACAACGTAAAAGTGAGGGGCTGCGGCGATGACTGATTCAGAAAACACACTGCGGCATATTCCGCAGTCCCGCTCGACTGCCGGGTTAGCCTGCATTGCCAAGGGATTGATACCATGATTTTGAACACGAAGTGTGACGAGGAAGTGAATGGAACTGTGGTAGGGCGGTATCAGTTGATCTGCTCGCTTAGGTACGACGGCAGAAAGCAAGGTTCGATGATTTACGCCGAGACGGAAGAGGAGGCAAAGCGCGTAGCAGAGGACAGAAAAGCGGAAATTCTTAGAGAGTGCGGCGAGGCGGCACGCGACATTTTCCCGCTCGACGCATGGGAGCTTCGCGTTCATGCGGGCTAACGTGAAGTAGACACCTAAACAGGTGCCATAATCGGTATTGGACGAGTTTTACACCTAGACAATACAAAATCGCTATTGACAAATCACAGCAGATAGCCGAAAATTAACCCGTCGGGCTTCGCTCGCCCTAAAAAAGCGGCTGTAGCTCAATGGTAGAGCTAGTGCCTTCCAAGCACAGGATGCGGGGGTCGATCCCCGCTCGCCGCTCCAGACAACAACACTCGCAACGCCTAGATCGCCGGGGGATCCTGGTAGAGCTGGATCGCAAGATCGGCGCGCACCATGCGGGTTACTGACAAGCCAGCCGGCCAGAAATGGACCGCTGGCTTTTTGTTGTGCATGAATATAAGGAAACGCAAATGAATGATCCCATGACCGAGCCGATGACCGACGAAGATGGCGATGGTGGCTTTACCGTCTGCTTGCATGTCTCCGCTGACGGCAAGCTATCCGTAGGCGTGGAGCGCGACGGCCAGGAGACGGCAGAGCCTACCCCGGTCAAAGGGCTGTCGCAGGCTGTTGAGATGATCGTGGCCGCTGTCAAAGGTGGCGGGGCGATTGATGACGCGGCTGCTCAAGGCGAGTTCGACCGCGCCTATGCGCCGCAGCAGCAAATCCCTGCAAAGCGGTTCGCGTAATGGCGGCAAAAAAACAGGCTGCAGGCAAGTCAAACCCGCTCATGCTTAATCGCCAATCGTGGAATCGTGACGCGGTGATGGCGCATGTCTGCAATGAGCTGGCGACAAGTTCGCGCAGCTTAGGCTCGATCCTCAAGGCAGGAAAGGACGGATTCGAGCTGCCCGATTACTCCACTATCTGTCAGTGGATGTCGGACGATAAAGCGATATCCGAGAAATACGCGCGAGCCAAGGAGGATCAGGCCGACTATTTGGGCGAAGAGTTCCTGGAGTTGCACGAAAAGGCATGGGTTCCGGTTGAGGTCGACGGCGTGCCCCTGATGGTCAATGGGAGCATCGTGAGGACAGTAAATAAGGCTTCGGCTGCGGCTGTCCGGCTGGAGGCCGACAATAAGAAGTGGCTGATGGGCAAACTGCGGCCAAAAAAGTACGGGGACAAAATCCAGGTTGGAGGTGCCGAGGATTTGCCGCCAATCCAGCAAAGCGTATCGATCACTCCAGAAGAGGCTTATCGTCGAATGCTTGACGGTGGGACTACTAAATAGCCTGTTGAGTGTAGAAAAATGCGGCGTTATATCGGCGAACATACTATATGTAGTGGGTTGCCGATGTGATGGAATTTGATTGGAAGTCGCCGAATTACGCTTTGGTGTATGAGCAGAGGGCCGAGCGGCTTTCCAACATCCGGGCGACACCGGAGATTCTGGCTGGGCTGAAAGAGTATTACAAGGGCAATCCTGTTGCGTTTGTGACGGACTGGGGCATGACGTTCGACCCGCGATTGGCGGAGATCGGCATGCCTACCGTGGTTCCGTTCGTGCTATTCGACAAGCAACGCGAGTTCATCGGCTTCGTGCATGCAGCCTGGCGCGGTCGAGAAGATGCGCTGGTCGAGAAGTCGCGCGATATGGGCGTGTCGTGGCTGTGTGTGGCTTTCGCTGTCTGGATGTGGCTGTTTCATAGCGGTACGGTTGTTGGCTTCGGCTCACGAAAAGAAGAGTACGTCGATAAGATTGGCGACCCGAAATCGCTATTCTGGAAGGCGCGGCAGTTCATCGAATTGCTTCCGGTAGAGTTTCGCCCGGTCGGGTGGGACGAGGCAAAACATGCGCCGCATATGCGCATTCTGAACCCGGAAAACGGATCCAGCATTGTTGGCGAAGCGGGCGATAACATCGGGCGAGGCAATCGCACCTCGATCTATTTTAAGGACGAGTCCGCTTTTTACGAGCACGCGGAAGCTATTGACGCAGCACTTTCGCAGACATCCAACTGCAAGGTGGATGTGAGCACACCGAACGGTGCAGGTAATCCGTTCTATCGAAAAGCGCACGGCGGCAAGATCAAGAAATTCGTTTTTGATTGGCGAGACGATCCGCGTAAAGACGAGGCGTGGTATCAGCGGCAGTGCGAATCGCTTGATCCGGTGATTGTTGCTCAAGAGATTGACCGAAATTACGAAAGCTCGGTGAGCAATGCGCTGATCCCAGCGGCAGATGTCAAGGCCGCAATGATGCGCGGGCCGGCCGATGTGCGTCCTGTCGGTGGCCTTCGCATTGGTATTGACGTAGCTCGATTCGGTAATGACAAAACTGTCATTACATTCAGACGTGGGCGGGTTTTGTTGAAGCAAATCAAGCTGGCGAAGCTCGACATCACTGAGGTCGCCGGTCGTGCGCGAGCTGAAATCGTGGCCTACGGCGAGCGCCCGGAGCAGATCGCCGTCGATACCATCGGCGTTGGCGCTGGGGTGGCCGACGTGATGCGCGGATTCTTTCCAGACGTGATCGACAAGATCACAGGTAAGCGTCGCGCGATAGTCGTCGACGTAAATTCTTCATTGAGGATGGACAACGGTCGAGACTACAACCTCCGCGCTTATATGTGGCGCGAAATGGGGGAGTGGTTGAAGACAGCCAGCATCCCGAATGACAACGATCTACAAGTTGATTTGACATCGCTACGCTATTCCTTCCGGTCTGGCGAAATGCTCCTTGAGTCAAAGGACGACGCCAAGCGGCGAGGCGTGAAATCCCCAGACTGCGCCGATTCGCTTGCGATGACTTTTGCAATACCAACCGCAGTAGAGCCGCCATCAAGGCCGCTGAACATCCCAGCTTTCCGCCCTGCCGTCCCTGGCACGGGCATCTAACAGGAGATCCACATGGCAACAGTAAATCCGACCGTCACCCGAGGGCTTGGTGACGGCGATGGCTCGCTCATCCAATACCAATGGACGCTCACGACCGCAGATTCTGACGGCGCAGGCATCCAGTGCCCGGAGTGGGCGGACGTGACGTGGGTGGCCACAGGCACTTGGGGCGGTGCGACGCTCAAGCCGCAAGGCTCTGCTGATGGCGTGACGTATATCGCGACCGGCCTTTCCAACGCTGCCGGTGGAGCGGAGACGACGGCGACGGCAAACAAAGTGTTCACGACGATTGAGCGCCCGCTGTTCGTGCGCCCGAATCTGACGACTGCGGGAACTGGTGCGACCGTCGTCGTGACCGCTTTGCTGCGCCGTACAAACTCGATGAGGACTTGATGATGAGCGATTTGATTACCGCAGCCGAAACGATTCGGCGCATGGCCGTGACTTTCCAGGGCATCGGCCAGGTGGCTGACGCGCTGGAGGACATTGGGAAGATTGACCAGACCATCGCCGAGCGGCAAAAGGAGATCGTGTCGGTGACGGATGAGCTTGTGTCGCTGATGGCCAAGCGTGACGAGGCGCGCGCCGAAGTGGATCAGGCCAAGGCGTCAGCGCGGAAAATCCTCGAAGACGCGTCGGGCAAGCGAGACGACATCATCGCCGGGGCAAAAACCACGGCGGACGAAGCCGCAAAGGCCATCGTGGCGACTGCAAATCAGCAAGCCAAGGATGCGATGCAGCGTGCCGAGGTCGAGCGCGAGCGCGTGACGGCTGAAATCGCCAAGCTGAACGAATCGGCGGACGAGGCAACCAGGCAAGAGACTGCGGCGATGCAGCGCGCAATGACCGCCAATGCTGCCGCCAATGACGCCGAAAAGCGCCTTGAATCGCTGAAGGGCAAGCTTAAGGCGCTGCTGGACTGATGGGCCGCGTCATCTACGCCACCTTCGCCCGCCCGGTCGGTGCGTCTTGCTCTGTGGCTGACTCCTACGCTGCCTGGGTGCGCTACTGCGCGGGCTGCTATCTGGCGTGGCTGGCGTTGTGGGGGGTCGAGTGACTGTGCGCGTTACGATTCGCCGCCAACCGAGCACGGATCATGGAACGTTCGGGCGGCTGTCGGTCGATGGTCACGCCTTCACCGCCTTCACCGGTGAATTGCCGTGGCGCGATAACCGCAAGGGCGCAAGCTGTATCCCAGCGGGGATTTATCACTGCATATGGGCGCTTTCCCCGCGCTTTAAGCGGTCAACGTATCGGCTCGTTGAAGTTCCTGGGCGCTCTGGGGTGCTGATCCATCCGGCGAATCTGGTCGGAGATCGGGCGCTTGGGCTGCAAGCTCAGGTGCAAGGGTGCATCGTGCTCGGTGAGCGGCTTGGCTGGATTGGCGGGCAGCGGGCCATTCTGCGCTCAATGCCATCGGTGCGAAACTTTGAAACACTCATGGGCGGCAAGCCCTTTGACTTGGAGATTGTCGATGGGTGGTAACTATAACCAGGACTATTACCGGAAGAATGCTGAGAAAGAAAAGGCTAGGGCGAAGTCGTACCACCTAAAGAATCGAGACCGCAGGGTTGCATATCTTCGTGAATACGCAAGGTCAATTGAAGGGCTGTTTAGAAACGGAGTCCTTTCGGCGAAGCGCGCAGGGAGAGAGTGGTCAATCACCATAGAGCAATTCATAAAACTTCGAGAAAAGTCCTGCTATTACTGCGATGGCCCTCTTCCTGAAACCGGGTACGGGCTAGACAGAATTGATTGCTCGAAGGGTTATTCGAATGAAAACGTGCTTCCAGCATGTCATAGCTGCAATAGGAAGCGCAGTAATGACTGGAGCGTTGAAGAGGCCAGGTTAGCAGTGCAGGCTGTTATTGCACATAGGAGGAAAAATGCTTGAACTGATCGGGACAGCCGCATCCGCTATTCTTGGCGGCGGTGCGACGGGCATCCTTGGCGCGGCAGTGCAGAGATATGCGGACTACAAGGGCCGACAGCTCGACCTGCAAGCGCAGGCCAGCAAGCAAGCGCACGAGGTTGCGATGCGTGAGGCGGATGCCAGGATCATGGCGCAGGAGTGGGCGGCGCGCACGCAAGTGGCCACCATCGATGGGGATGCCCGCGAGGTTGAGGCTGATGCAAAAACCCTGGCTGCGAGCTACCAGCTTGAGCCGCAGCAGTACAGCGCAGCGGTCAAACCGACACGCGGGCATCCCCATCCACTGG